GAGACGAAAGTCATTCGGTGCTGTTAGTGGATCCTGAACAAGCAGACGTTGATGCTGTAATAAAATTTTGCCAATATTCAGAAAAGACATTTAACGTTTATGTGTACACTCCAAATATGAGCGATTTTACTTGGTTGGCGCAGGCGGTTAATGCCAGTAATGCTGTAATTATTAACACCAGGACCGACGATTATAAAGATCTATGTTTACTTGAAAAAACTTATTATTATGGCCCTAAAAATTTTATTGAAAATCAACGTAAGATAGCAGATCCACTGCACTATTTTGCAGCACAGATTAATTTGGATAAATAGATCTATGTACGAAAAATCAAACAAAGTTACGGGTAATCTAGTAATTGTTACACACGACAATGTTGAAAAAGCCCTTAGAAAATTCAAAAAGAAAGTAGCTGAATCTGGCCTTTTGCAAGAACTGCGCGAACGCGAAACCTACGAAAAACCTACTACCCGCAGAAAAAAAGCCAAGGCAGCAGCCCGACGTCGCTGGAAGAAAAAGCTGGCTGACGAGCAACTGCCTAAAAAAATGTATTAATGTATATTGAATTTTGCTTGCCATCAGGAGCAGGCGGCGCTGCTGCTGGAACGGCACTTGCTCAAATTAATATTGATATTAATCGCTGGGTAACAAAACACAATATACAATCGCACAAAACAAAAATTCACAAATACACCTATAGATTGTGTTTACAAAACAATCAAGATTATACTCATTTTGCTCTTACATGGGATCCAGAGTACACGATATCCAGAAATTTCAGTTTTATAAACCCAAAATAGTTTATAAACAACACAGAATTATGTATAATATAGGTATAAATAATTGTGTAGGGTGCTTCGGGCCCACAATTATACTTGCTTAATTTAAGGAGAACATATGAGCACAATCATTGGTATCGATCTTGGTACCACCAATAGCTGCGTAGCAGTAGTCGAAAACGGAACCCCCCGAGTAATTGAAAATTCAGAAGGTACTAGAACTACACCTAGTATTGTTGCGTATACCGCAGACGAAATTCTCGTTGGTGCGAGTGCCAAACGTCAGGCAGTAACCAATCCAAAAAATACTATCTATGCTGCCAAACGACTAATTGGTCGTAAGTTCAAAGAACAAGCAGTTCAAAAAGACATCAACCTAATGCCATATAAAATCATGGAAGCCGCAAATGGCGACGCCTGGGTATCGGCTCATGATCGGGAATTAGCACCCCCACAGATTTCAGCTGAAGTTCTTCGCAAAATGAAAAAGACTGCTGAAGATTATCTTGGACATGAAGTGACTCGGGCAGTTATTACTGTGCCTGCTTACTTCAACGACAGCCAGCGTCAGGCTACCAAAGATGCAGGAGCAATTGCTGGCCTTGAAGTTCTGCGTATAATCAATGAGCCGACCGCAGCGGCCTTAGCCTACGGAGCAGACAAAAGTGACAAAAAGGATCGTAAAATTGCTGTTTATGACCTCGGTGGCGGTACCTTTGATATATCTATTATTGACATCGCTGATGTGGATGGCGATAAACAATTCGAAGTACTTAGTACCAATGGGGATACATTCCTAGGCGGTGAAGATTTTGATCAACGTATTATGGATCATTTGATCACTGAGTTTAAGAAAGAATCAGGTGTTGATCTTGCCAAAGACGTCATGGCATTGCAACGTCTAAAAGAAGCAGCAGAACGAACAAAGATTGAACTATCAAACAGCACACAAACAGATGTTAACTTGCCTTACATCACTGCTGATGCTACAGGCCCTAAACATTTAAATATAAAAATTACTCGAGCTCGACTAGAAAGTCTAGTCGAAGATCTAATCGAACGTAGTATTGAACCTTGCCGTGTTGCTATGAAAGATGCCGGTGTAGTAGCCGCAGACATCGACGAAGTTATCCTTGTTGGTGGTATGACACGTATGCCACGAGTTCAAGAAGCGGTTGAAAAATTATTTGGACGGGCACCACGTCGTGATGTCAATCCAGATGAAGCAGTCGCAGTAGGAGCAGCAGTTCAAGGTGCTGTTCTAGGCGGCGAACGCAAGGACGTTCTACTCCTTGATGTAACCCCACTAAGCCTAGGTATTGAAACCATGGGCGGAGTGATGACCAAACTAATACAGAAGAATACCACTATTCCTACCAAGCATAGCCAGGTGTTCTCCACAGCCGAAGACAACCAGCCGGCTGTAACGATCAAAGTTTATCAAGGTGAACGTGAACTTGTACAATATAATAAACTATTAGGTGAATTTAATTTAGAAGGAATTCAACCTGCTCCACGCGGAGTACCACAAGTAGAAGTCACGCTGGATGTTGATGCAAATGGTATTCTCAAAGTAAGTGCCCGCGATAAACAAACCGGCAAAGAAAACAAGATTACCATCAAGAGTGACAGTGGTCTAAGCAAGGAGCAGATTGAGGAAATGATTCGCGATGCTGAAGCCAATGCTGATGCTGATAAAAAGCAGCGCGAATTGATTGATACTAGAAACCAAGCGGACGCAGTTGTCCACAAGGTTCGCACTGATCTGAAAGAAGTAGAAGGCAAACTCTCAGAAGATCAGACGAAGACAATACAAGATGCTATAGTTAAATTAGAAGAAGCAGTGGCAGGTACAGACAAAGAAGCAATTAATACTCGCATGTCTGAATTGTTTGTAGCCTCAAATGTAATAAATGAAGTGAAACAGCCTAAAACTACAGAGTCACAGCCTGAGCCTAAAGCTGACGACACGGTAGTTGATGCTGAATTTACAGAGAAAAAGTAAAGAATATGCAGGGTAGATGCCCAGGTGGGGTCTACTCTCATATATGTCATAACTTGCTTACGGAAAGGAGAACGACTATGACAACATATACAATTAGCACTTTCGATTTACCAACTCTACACCGCCACGCTGTGGGCTTTGATAGATTATTCAACGAGCTAGGACGCACTTTTGCCAACAGCAAAACTGATAACTATCCGCCACACAATATTGTAAAAATTGATGAAAACCATTATGCTATTCAACTTGCAGTTGCTGGCTTCAGTGAAGATGAATTGGACATTGAATACAAAGAAAATGTTCTAACGATCCACGGCGAACAAAAGCAAAAAGATGAATACGAATACCTGCACCGAGGAATTAGTGCTCGTACTTTTGTTCGTCATTTTACTTTGGCCGACAATGTGGAAGTAAAAGGTGCCACTGTAATCAACGGTATCTTGGCAATTAGTCTTGAGCATATTGTTCCTGAAGAACAAAAAGCCAAAAAAATTGCAATTACATTTGCTAAGTAATATAATAACAGTAGGGGAAATTCTTCCCCTACTTTACCCAATAAGATTATGAGCAAAACAGACATTGTAGTTAAACCTCGAATTCAGATTAAAACAAATGTTCAACCTCCAGGTTTGTTTAATGTCATCTATCTCAATGATAATGTAACCACTATGGAATTTGTTGTTGAAAGTCTAAAGAACATTTTTCATCATACCGAAGAAACTGCACACGAAATTACTGTAAAGATTCATGAAGAAGGAAGCAGTGTAGTAAGTACTTTGCCATATGAAATCGCTGAACAGAAAGGTGTTGAAGCAACACTACTTGCTCGCAACAATGGTTTTCCTCTCAACGTAAAACTCGAACCAGCTACCTAAAATGATATTCAATAAAATTCGTGAACTTAAGGACAAGGGACTTAAGATTGGGATAACCTTCTCTACCTTTGATATGTTACATGCTGGACATGTTGCCATGCTGGCTGAGGCTAAAAATCACTGCGATTACCTTATTGCTGGATTACAAACAGATCCAACCATTGACCGACCTGATACCAAAAACCGTCCGGTACAGAGTGTGGTTGAGAGGCAGATACAACTTGCGGCATGTCGGTATGTTGATGAAGTTGTGGTGTATCAAACTGAACAGGATTTGGTAGACTTACTATTGATTCTTCCGATTGATGTGCGTATACTAGGAGTTGAATACGCAGATAAACCTTTTAGCGGCGATTCCGAATGTTATAGTCGGGGCATTCAAATAATTTTTAATGGCCGGGATCATTCGTTTAGTTCTAGTAGCCTGCGACGGCGTGTGGTTGAAGCAGAATCAATGAAAGCACTAAGGAGTCAATAATGGACGCAATGTTAGACCTTGAAACATTAAGTACCAGACCTTGGTCGGTTATTCTTACTCTTGGTGCAATAAAATTTAGTCCATGGGATGGTGATGTTGATCAAGGACAAGGACTCTATTGTAAACCTGATGTAGATGAACAATTAGCAATGGATCGTCATATTCAAGAAGAAACTATAGCATGGTGGGGAACTCAGACAGAAGAAGTTCGTGAAGAAGCTTTGGGTACTGAAGACAGAATTAGCGTGAATAAAATGCTTGATGATCTAAATCGATTTTTAGTTGGTGTAGATAATATCTGGTGTCAAGGTCCTGCATTTGATATAGTTATACTTGAAGATCTTTACAGACAAGTTGGACGTCCTACACCGTGGCAATTTTGGCAAATAAGAGATAGTCGTACTTTATTTGCAGTACATGGTGACCCTAGGAAGAAAGATAGACACGGTGCACACAATGCTTTAATGGATTGTTATTATCAAGCTCGAGCTGTTCAGCAGATATATAACAGTGCGGGTATAAAGAAAAGAACATATGAAAGTGCAAACAAATAATGGATATTATTTTTTCAAGACAAGCAGCTGAAGAACTCAGCGAAAGATACACAGTGTTAGAATTAGAAACTTTTGATGTCGAAGGTAAAGTTTTAGAAACATTTTGTGTAGTTCCCGGCGATCGAATACCAATTGAAGAAGTAGTTAAACTGAATCATTGGAAAAAACTGCACAATGAATTTGTAAACGCCAATAAAGAAAAAAACGCAAAATTGTGTCATGATTTACGTCCTTATCTCAAAGGCAAATGGGGCGGAGAATTGGACGAATTCTATGATATTGTTTGCGGTAGATTTGACTACAAAGAAGAAACATAATATTTGTGTTTTATCATTGTGTAACACAATGATATATACAATATGAACAAATTTTTAGCTGCCATCTTACTGGCCTCCCTAGCTGCGGCAGCTACAGCCGAACCGAGGTCAAGACAGATTAGATTTATGTGTGGTAGTTTTGAAGACGTAGAAATTACCATGGAAAAATACGGTGAAAAGTTAGTTATGGCTACCCAAAGTCCTAACGAACAAACTGTCAATTTGGTATATGCCAATTTTGAAACACAAACTACCAGTTGGTTTATTCACGATTTACAAACAGATGAATATTGTATGTTAGGAGTAGGCAAAGCAATTTATATACCAGATACAAGTCCTTTAAATAAAAGTACCGGAATAGGAACAAGAATTAATTACAAATAACCTGGTCAATCCAGGTTTTTTTATGACCGAGGAGAACGCCATGAGTTGGTTTGCACACCGTCCCGCTAAAAATCCACCACAACCCGCACCTGTAACACCACCGCACCGTATGTAATGCCACATAATCACTGGGTTTTTTGCTTAAATAGTAGAGTAGACACAAACAAAAATAAAAATTAGTCTACTCTAAAGGAGCTAACAAAAAATGAAATTTCTCAGCAAAGTCGCTGTGACTTTTGCTGTTTTTCTATCATCCATTCTTCCAGCCAAAGCAGATATCACAGACGGTAAATTCAGTACAAATCAAATATTCGACGTTCAATACTATTGGTCAGGTACAACGTTAAACGCAAGTAACTTTATTGCTCCGTATGATATGAATTTTCAACATCCTACGGTCAGTAGTGGACAGTATTTTTCGTTTTTCAATAGTACAACCAACCCAGGAACTTATGGATTAGGATTATACAATGCTAATGGAACACTTGCACAAGTTGTACACAACACAGGTACGTTACAAGCAATTGGGCCAGATGCATTATTTTATGTAGGATCAGGATTCTTTGGTACTGTTATTACAACCAGTGCCGGATATAGTTATGGATCTAGTGCAAGTTTTACTAACATGGATAGAAGTGTTACAAGTACAGATGCACAGAACTATACCTGGGCAAGTACTACTCCATTGAGTGCAGGTCAAACAGCCGGCAGCGGAGGTTCTCCTACTGTGGTATCTACTGCACCAGGCACACCAACAGTGTCAAGTAGTTCTTCAAATGGTACTACAACAAGCACCACCGTTGACACACCGGGCGCGACTACTGTAGTTGAAACAGTTGCAGATACAAGAGGTAACGACAACGGACGTAATCTTACAGTAACAAGAAATACAACTGTGGTAGCCACTACACCTGTAACTAATGTAGTAACAGATACAACACCGGTAACAACCACTACTACCACAACACCAACAACTGTAACTACCTATAGTGATGGTTCAACAACAACTACTAATGGTACTCCAGTAACCACAACATCAACAACCAATCAAGTGGTAACAACTACCTCAACTTTTAATCAGGTAGTGACAACAAGTGCCGATCAAGATTACACAACCAGAGTTGATCAATATACAGTGTTAGCACAAACTAACACGTTCGCTAATCTACTCAATTCCAATGATGTGTTAAATCGTCACAAGATTGTTGACGGTGATCTTATGTTCCGTGGAAATGTGGATACAGGCAAGAGCGTTAGTTTCTACACTTTAGGAGAACGAGCCGGGGAATACGTTAACGATGGTTATACGATTTCTACTAGTCGTTACGGTTTTGGTTTAGATAAACTAGTTAGAAACAATTGGGTCGTTGGCTTAAATGTAAGTCGTTCAATC